TATTCTCGTAAAGATAATGGCCTTTCCGAATTCCGTTGATCATGAAACTCAAAAATACATCTATGAAACTCTCTGAAAAAACCCTCTCTCTTCTCAAGAACTTCTCTGGAATTAATCAGTCTATTCTCTTTAAGAAGGGAAATAAACTCCGCACTATTTCTGTAATGAAAAATATTCTTGCGGAAGTTGAAGTAGAGGAAGAATTTGAAAAAGACTTTGGTATTTACGACCTTAACCAGTTCCTAAATGCAATGTCCCTCTATCAGAATCCTCAACTGAAGTTTGCTAATGATAGTTATGTGACTATCAGTGAAGGTAATGCACGTTCTAAGTATTTCTTTGCTGATCCTGCAGTGATTGTGACTCCACCCGAAAAGTCTATTGCACTCCCTTCTGAAGATGTCTGTTTTGAAGTAAATACTCAACAACTAGATAAACTTCTCAAGGCTGCAGCAGTTTATGGTGTTCCTGACCTTTCTGTTGTTGGAGAAGCTGGTGTTGTGAAATTGGTTGTTCGTGACAAAAAGAATGACACATCTAATGAATATTCACTGGTTGTTGGTGAAACTACTGGAACTTTTGTACTGAACTTTAAAGTTGAAAACATTAAGATTCTTCCTGGTTCTTATGAGGTTGTGATCTCCAAGAAACTCCTGTCTCGTTTCCAGTCAGAAGATAAGAATCTTACATACTACATTGCATTGGAACCCGACTCCACCTATGATGAGTGAGGTAACTCACCTATATTATGAACATCTTTGTCACTTCCCCTTGGCCTGCTGAGAGTGCTATTTGTCTCCCAGACAAACATATCGTCAAGATGCCCTTAGAGTGTTGTCAGATGCTCTCTATCGTGGCATCAGAGAAGTGGGGACACGGGTATGGCACTCTCCCTAAGACGGATGGAACCCCCTATAAGACCGAGAAAGGAGCATTCCGCAATCATCCCTGCACCTATGCCTATAGAGTGGAAATTTGATGATACTATTGATACCTTTACTGCTTATAAAAGGTATATTGCTTCTAAACCTTGGGTTGCAGATAATTATCTGCGGATGCCTGAACGTAAACCTAATTGGATTTGATTATGAGTCGTGATGAGTTTCTGTGGGTTGAAAAATATCGCCCACGTAAAATTGAAGATTGTATTCTTCCTGATGCAAATAAGAAGACATTTTTGGAGTTTCTAAATAAAAAAGAAATTCCAAACCTCATGCTTGCTGGTCCTGCAGGTTGTGGAAAAACTACAGTTGCAAAAGCTCTTTGCGAAGAATTGGGTGTAGATTATTATGTCATTAATGGATCTGACGAAGGACGATTTTTGGACACGGTACGGAACCAAGCAAAGAACTTTGCTTCGACCGTCTCACTTTCTGCGGGTGATGCAAAACACAAAGTCATCATCATTGATGAGGCTGACAACACAACCCACGATGTACAACTCCTTCTACGGGCTAATATTGAGACGTTTTATAACAATTGCAGGTTCATCTTCACATGTAACTATAAAAACAAAATCATTGAACCTCTCCACTCTCGATGTGCAGTTGTTGAGTTTAGTATCAAAGGAAAAGAAAAAGCTCAACTTGCAGGATCATTCTTTAAACGTATTCAGAATATCCTTGACTTGGAAAGTATTCAATACGATCAAAAAGTCCTTGCGGAACTTATCAATAAATATTTTCCGGATTGGAGAAGGGTTCTAAACGAATGTCAGAGGTATTCTGCTGGTGGTAAAATCGATTCTGCGATCCTTGCTGAGTTCTCGGATGTAAATATCAATGACCTGGTTAGAAACCTTAAAGAAAAGAACTTCCCTGAAGTACGTAAATGGGTCGTTAATAATTTGGACAATGATTCTGGTGTACTTTTGCGTCGTGTTTACGATGCTCTTTATAATGCCCTTGAAAGTTCTTCTATTCCTGCTGCTGTGCTCATTATTGCTAAGTATCAGTATCAGATTGCCTTCGTTGCGGATCAAGAAATTAATCTTCTGGCGGCGTTAACTGAAATTATGGTGGAGTGTAATTTTAAATGATTGATGTAAAACTATTTCGTATTGCTACTGGAGAAGAGGTTGTAGCTGAACTTGTCTCTCAGGATGATAACTTTGTGACTGTGAAAAATGGTTTAGTTGTTCTTCCTAGTCCAGATGGTCGTGTGGGATTTGCTCCATGGGCTTCTGTGATCGATAAGACGATTCCCGAATTGATTATCGCTAAGAATCACATTGTCTATGTTGCAGAAGTTGATCCACAAATTAAAAAGAAGTATAATGAAGTTTATGGGAGTAAACTCGTAACTCCAGAAGAAAAAAAACTGATCATTTGATATGCAACTAGAACTTGATGATGCGATTTACGCAGCGGATAAATTCATCGATTACTTCTCCAACATGGGTAGAATCGATGAATATCTGCGTAATGTGAAATTGGATAGAATGGAACAAATGCCGTCATCCATTCTTGGGATTGGTCCCGAGGATGACATGTTTGATGCTTTTGATATGCACCCACAGGATATGAACTTCAAAGTTTATCCTGCAGGAGAAAGAGGTGGATTTACAAATGAATATTTCAACGAAAGACTTCAGATTACTACTTCTCATGCGATTGAAGATAGTATTCCTGGTAAATCACTAAAGTGGATTGTCCAAGAAACTAACACGCAGAAGATTGTTGGTTTCTGTCGATTTGGATCTCCAACTATTAATTCAAAACCCCGCAATGATTGGCTTGGACAAACTCCCGAGTTGTCTAGGTTTAATCGTCATGCAATCATGGGATTTATCATTGTACCTACACAACCTTTTGGATTTAATTATCTCGGAGGTAAACTCCTCGCACTTCTTTGTTGTTCTCATACTGCTCGTGAGACGTTAAATAAGAAGTATGGATCAGACATTTGTTCTTTTGAGACAACTTCTCTCTATGGGTCTACAAAAGCCTCATCACAGTATGATGGTTTGAAACCCTACATGAGGTACAAGGGTCTAACTCAAAGTGATTTTACTCCTTTGGAATAAGAACCCAGAATCTATTGATATTATCCGATGAGTTACGAACTAAAAGACTATCTAAATTCCATTAACTTCACAAAAGATTATTTGATGGATGGTGGAGATCCTCAATGGGAAAAGAAGTATCCAGCATTTGTTGTGAATAAATGTCTTTCAGGTCACATTGATACGGTTATGTTTGCAAATGAGATGAATCTCAATCATCAACTGACTTCTAGACTTCAATATGATTTTTTACTAAATAGTGTCAGGAAACGGAAAAGATTTTCTCCGTGGCTTAAAAAAGAGAAAATTCAAGATCTTGATGCAGTCAAATCATACTATGGCTATAGTAATGAGAAGGCCCAACAAGCATTGAAAATTCTAACAAAAGACCAAATTAACTATATTAAATCTAAACTTGATGTCGGAGGCAAAAGATGAGTACCTTTGTTGAACCAGAAGTCAATTGGTCACAAGATCAAATGGTGGAAGTGGTTCTGAATGAACCAGACGATTTCTTGAAAGTCCGTGAGACACTCACTCGTATCGGTGTTGCCTCGCGCAAGGAAAAGAAAATTTATCAGTCCTGTCACATTCTTCATAAACAGGGCCGTTATTACATTGTTCACTTTAAAGAACTGTTTGCTCTTGATGGTAAACATGCAAATCTTACGGTGAATGATGTTCAACGTAGAAATCGTATTATCAATCTTCTTTCTGATTGGGGTTTAATTACAATCACTAAACCCGATTTTGTTACTGATGTAGCACCTTTGAATCAGATCAAAGTCTTGTCCTATAAAGACAAGAATGACTGGATTTTGGAAAGTAAGTATAATATTGGAAAGAAGAAAAAACCAGAATCATAAATAACTCTGTAGCGACTTTTCGTGCGGTCTCTACAAAGTTCGGAACATACCCAAAATGGTACGGTTTTACTCCGTACCATTTTTTATGTTTTTAGATATATAATGATGATGGGTAAAGGTCATATGACTGCCCATACTCTAAAGCGGAGTCTTCGGATCCGTAATACAACCTAACAGACGCTTAAGGAGGTCTATCATGTTACTCGCTAAGTACAACACGGCTAACATTGACAAATTTCTAAATGATATTGAGAAGTATAGTATTGGAATGGATGAGTGGTTTAATCGCTTCGGGGCTACACATGAGTCCTATAATAACTACCCACCATACAATGTGATTAAGGAAAGTGAGACAGAGTATCGTATTGAGATCGCTCTTGCTGGATACAAACGAGAAGATATTGAAGTTTTTACCGAATGGAATAAACTCTTCGTTGAAGCGAAGAAGGCAGAAACTTCAGAAGTAGGTGAATATCTTCACAATGGTCTGGCAAAGAGGGCCTTTACGAGAACCTGGACACTATCCGACGATGTTAAGGTATCTGATGTAAAGTTTGAAGATGGTCTACTCCATGTCAAACTAAATAGGATTATTCCTGAACATCAGAAACGAAAGGTGTATGAAATCCTTTAAGCAGTTCTTAGAACAAGTCGGAAACATTAACGTCGGCGCTGGGGGTTAACTGGCAAAATCCAGTTGACACCCCCATTTTTTTGTGGTATCTTGGCTTTAAACTTGGAGTGAGTATGTCTGTAAAACTGGCTGTTCTCAAATCTGGAGAACATGTAATAGCTGATATTAAAGAACTAGTTGATTCTAATGAGAAAGTAGTCTCTTTAGTTTTCGAAAACCCCTATGTGGTCAATTTGCTTACACCTAAAGTATTATTCGAGAGTAATGGTGAAGTAGAAAAAGAACAAAAAGTTTCTTTTTATCCATGGATTGTTCTGTCCTCAGACAAAACTATTGCTATCGATCCTTCTTGGGTAGTTTGTGTAGTAGAAGCTCATGAGATGGTTAAAAATTCTTATTTAATGAGAATGAGTGGAGATGTAGAGGATGAGGATGATTTTGATGAGTATGATGATTTTGATGATTTCGATGACTCTGATGAACTAGATCAACAAGAAACTCTTATTGAAAATTTCGAAGTAATTGTGGAAGAAAAAAATGGATGATATACAAGTTCTTGTTTTAGTGAGTGGAACTATCTTAATTTCAAAAATAAGTGCAGTTGTATCCGAACTAGGAGAACCTGATTGTAAACTAATTAATCCCTATCAAATTTTTGATGGAAAACTTACGCCATGGCTATATGAGTTGACTGATTCAACTGATTCCATAATGATCTCTTCAGATAAAATTTTAACTCTGGTTGATCCAAAAACCCCTCTACTTAATGATTATTTGACTCTTATTCAATGAAGTTTTACACGAATGTCTTTCAACTAGGTAATGATATCCTTGTCCGAGGTTATGAAAACGGAAAACATTTTACAAATAGGGAAGAATTCTATCCCACATTCTATGTTCCATCAAAGAAAGAAAGTAAGTATAAAACTCTTGATGGTATAAATGTTGAACCTATTCGTCCTGGAACTATCCGAGATTGTAAAGACTTCTTGGAAAAGTATGAAGGTGTGAATGGATTCAAAGTTTTTGGAAATGATAGATTCATTTACCAATACATCGCAGAAAAGTATCCAGAAGATGAAATCAAGTTTGATATCAACAAGATCAAACTTGTAACAATTGACATTGAGGTTGCTGCTGAAAGTGGATTTCCTGATGTCTTTAATTGTGCCGAGGAACTTCTTTTGGTTACAGTACAAGACTATAATACTAAACAAATTACTACATTTGGATCTCGTCCTGCACAAGTTGCTCAACAAAATGTAAAGTACATTTACTGTAAAGATGAGTACTCTCTCATCAATACCTTTATGGATTGGTGGCAGAACAATACTCCTGAAGTAATTACTGGATGGAACTGCGAGCTCTATGATATTCCATATCTGATTGGTCGCATTACACGATTGATGGGAGAAAAAGTTGCTAAAAAATTCTCTCCATGGAACATTGTAAAGGTCAAAGAAGTACAGATTTCGGGTCGCAAACAATTGAGTTGCGAGATTGCTGGAGTGTCAATCATTGACTATCTGGATCTTTATAAGAAGTCTCCTGCAACTCCTAACCAGGAAAGTTATCGACTCGATCACATTGCTTTTATGGAGTTGTCTCAGAATAAGTTGGACCACTCGGAGTTTGATACTTTTCGTGATTTCTATACAAATAATTGGCAAAAATTTGTAGAGTACAACATTGTTGACGTAGAACTAGTAGACCGACTTGAGGATAAACTCAAGTTGATTGATCTCTGTTTCACTCGTGCATTTGACGCAAAGGTAAACTTTAATGATATTGCTTATCAAGTTCGTACTTGGGATGCAATTATCTACAACTATCTCCTCAAAAAGAATATTGTGATTCCTCAAAAGGAACGTAATACTAAGGATGAGAAATATGCTGGTGCATATGTTAAGGAACCAGTTCCTGGTGCATATGATTGGGTGGTGAACTTTGACTTGAACTCACTGTCATCTTCAAAAAGAAGATGATTGAGGCTAAAAAAGCCTACGAGAAAACTCCAACCAAAGAATTGGAAAAAGAGATTTCTCGTTGTGATAATATTCAGATGGCTAAAAAGATCGCACTTAACTCTGCTTATGGTGCCATCGGTAATGAATACTTCCGTTACTATAAACTTGCAAATGCGGAAGCGATTACTCTATCTGGTCAAGTAGCCATCCAATGGATTGAAGAAAAGATGAATTCTTATATGAATAAGGTTCTCAAAACTGAGGAGGTTGATTATGTCATTGCTATGGATACCGACTCCATTTATATTAATATGGGTCCTTTTGTTGATGCTGTATTCAAAGGGAGAGAGAAAACTACTGATGAAGTTGTCAATTTCCTTGATAAGGTCTGTAACTTGGAACTTGAAAAGTATATTGAAAGTTCTTACCAAGAACTGGCCGACTACCTGAATGCTTATGATCAGAAGATGTACATGAAACGCGAGAACATCGCGGAACGTGGAATCTGGACTGGTAAAAAACGTTATATTCTTCGAGTGTGGGACTCTGAAGGTGTTCGATATCAAGAACCTAAACTGAAGATGATGGGTATTGAAGCCATCAAAACATCTACTCCTGCACCTTGTAGGAAGATGATTAAAGATGCAATCAATATCGTTATGACCAAGGGGGAAGATGATGTAATTGAGTTTATTGAGGAAGCTCGCAAGAAATTTAAATCACTTCAACCAGAAGAGATTGCTTTCCCTCGCAGTGTTTCTGAAATTAATAAGTGGGTATCAAAGACACACATGTATAATAAAGGTGTACCATTTCATGTAAGAGGTGCAATTCTTTACAATCATTATACTAAGAAGGCTGGACTTGATAAAAAGTATCCAGCAATTCAAAGTGGAGAAAAGATTAAATTTCTTTATTTGAAGATCCCTAATCCAATTCAAGAAAATGTTCTTGGATTCATTCAAGACTTTCCCAGAGAACTTGGATTGGAAAAATATGTCGATTATGATACTCAGTTCAATAAATCTTTCGTGGAACCAATGAAAATTATTCTTGATTCTATTGGATGGTCTGTGGAAAAATCAATCAGTTTGGATAGTTTTTTCTCATGAGTAAATATGTAGTGGTTTGGGCTGAACCTGGAGAATTGTCTCCTGTTAAAAATAGGAAACTGTTTGAGACGGCTTCCACTGCATATTGGTTTGCAAACGAACTAAAAAAGAAGTATAATTGGGTTATCTGCACAGAGTCAAAAAATTTGGAGGAATGAATGGATCTTTTTCTTGATACTAACCCCGATGGTTATTGTCTCTACTTTGATACTGAGGCTGCCATTACTAAATCTCTCGTGGAGTCACGCGGCATCGACACATCACGTCTTGTCGTGGTTAATGTTGTCACCGTAGAGGAATTTCGTGGAAAGGCTCTCAAAGCAGTAGACCTATACTTAAAAAAACCTGAAGGAGAACGTAAACCGTGTATGTTTGTGTTAGACTCTCTGGGGATGCTTTCCACTGAGAAAGAAATTACTGATGCACTGAACGATAAACAAGTTCGTGACATGACCAAATCTCAACTGGTCAAAGGTGCTTTCCGTATGATCACTCTCAAACTCGGACAAGCTAATATTCCAATGTTAGTTACTAATCACACTTATGATGTCATCGGTGCTTACGTTCCTACTAAAGAGATGGGTGGTGGTAGTGGTCTTAAGTACGCCGCTTCTACTATCATTTATCTCTCAAAGAAAAAAGAGAAGGATGGAACAGAAGTCGTTGGAAACATTATCAAAGCTAAGACTGCTAAATCTCGTTTGAGTAAGGAGAA